TAGCCTGGAAGTATATTGATGAATGTGAATTTGCAACAAAGCAAGTAGTTGTTAATTCTGGTGTTCATGAAGTAAAGGACAGGATAATACCTGATGTTAGATATTTCCTATTGCATTGGCTGAGAAGGAATGATTTTGAATTCTATCAGAAGAGTCAATTTTATAATGCAATGAAAGATGATAATCATCCATTATCGGACACCATAAAAAAGATAACAGAAGATTTCAAAGCTCTTGCCATTTCTATTGTAGCCAATGAAGGTAAAGGTATATTCTATGGAAAGAACTTTCTCGGCATGCATGACAGACAACAGCTGGAGACTAAGAATGTAGAGAAGTTTGACTTTGAATGAGTACAGTCAAAGGTTATAAACCACATGACAAACAGAGAGAGATTCATGATGCCATCAACCATGGCCATGAGAAGTATTATGCTCTCAACATTGGAAGGCAGTTTGGCAAGACCTTGCTTGGCATCAACCAATTGCTGTGGTGGGCCATCAATGATAAAGGTTGCCGCATAGCTTGGGTGACTCCAGTATATAAGCAAGGCAAGAAGGTATTTGCTGATCTTGAGAGAGCAGTTGCAAAGAGTGGACTCTTCACTTTCAATAGGTCAGATTTATTGGTCAATGGCTTTGGCTCAACCATTGAATTCTTTTCCGGTGAGAGACCAGATAACATCAGAGGTAATACATTTGATTACATGGTTGTGGATGAGATGGCCTTCACAAGACCAGAGCTGTGGGATGAGGTCTTGAGTGCAACTGTTCTGGTCAAAGGAAAGAAGGTGATATTCATCTCAACACCAAAAGGCAAGAATCACTTTCATAGATTATGCATGCAGCCTAACTATGATGATAGATATGCTTACTTTCATTTCTCATCCTATGACAATCCTATGATTGACCCAAGAGAATTGGATGAGAGGAAGAGGTCATTGCCTGACCATGTATTCAGACAGGAGTACTTAGCTGAGTTCATTGACAATGCCAGTGGTATATTCAAGAATGTTCATGAGTGCATTGGCACAGGAGCCAAGACTCCGAAGATGTTTGCTGGTCTGGACATTGGTCGAGCTGATGACTACACTGTGCTCAGTATCATCAACCAAGATGGACAGATGGTCACAGCTCACAGATGGAGGCATGATGAATGGACCAGGATCATTGACAAGGTTGCTGAGTTGATTAAGCAATACAATGCTGTGACATTGGTTGAGGTCAACAATCAAGGTGATGTGTTCTTTGAGATGCTCCAGTCAAGATGTCGGAACTTGATACATCCATTTGTGACAAGCTCCAAAACAAAGCCAATCATCATTGAGGACTTGGCTGTTGCATTTGAGCAGAAAGCTATCTCAATTATCAATGAGCAATGGTTGTTGGATGAGCTTGATAATTTTTCCTATATTTACAATCCGAATACCAGGAACGTGAGTTATTCTGCACCAGCTGGATTGCATGATGATGGAGTCATCTCAACTGCATTGGCTTGGAACAGCAGAAAGGAATTCACGAATAAAGGAAGATACATGGCTTTGAGAGTATGAAACAACTTGACATAAAACTACCAACAACCATCAGTGCATGCACACCAGACCAGATGACCAGATGGCTCATGATGGCTGAGGCAATGAAGGCACATAAGGAGGATGACATCACACAGCTGTTAATCTTCCAATGTCAGTTGCTCAGTCTATTCAGTGGGGAGTCAATCAACAAGATAAAGAGAGCAGATATACAATCCATCCAAGTGGCAGCCAATCACATGCTGCAACTATTGGTGACCTATAAGTATCAAGAGCCAAAGCCAGAGATTAGTATCAATGGCAAGACATATTGCCTTGAGAAAAACTTTGCTCATGTCTCAACTGGTCAAATCATTGACCTGAAGCTTATTGAGGACATCAGCCAGGATCCATGTCAAGCATTGGCAATCATGTATGTTGAGAAAGGGATGGAGTATTGCCAAGAGGATGACAGAGGAAGAGTGCTCAATGATAATGACAACAGATACAAGGAATTCAAGGAACATTTTCCTGGAGATGAGTTCTTAAATTTCTTCAGTTTTTTTTTGGACTTATCTCACAAGCGGAAGCTCGCTATATTAGGGATTCAGATGGCGAGACAGAGGATGGAAATGATGATGATGGAACAGGACTTAAAGATTCAGAGTGGTTTAGTTGGACAACTATCTTACATAGATTATCCAAAGAAATGGGAGTCAGTGTGGCGAAAATTACACAACAGCCTTATGTGACAACATTGTTCTGGATGAACTATTTTAGGATAGTGGATGAGAACGAACAAAAACGCATATTAAGCAATGGCAGAGTTTGATTTTCTTGATGACTTTGGGATATCAGCTCAAGATGCTGAGCAACCAAAGAATGCTTATGACAGATTCATCATTGAGCTATCCAACAAGCTTGCTGAGGAGTTCAGAGATTACACCAAGAAGGTTGCCAGTAATACAGGAGCATTGGCAGCGTCAATCATTCCTGTTCCAACTGGACAGCTGTCATTCAGATTAGAGGCTGATGATTACTATCCATTTGTTGATGAAGGGGTTAATGCTGTTGGGACCAACAACTATGGGAGTCAATTCTCATTCAACTATCCTGGAGTATCTCACAACATGGCAACAGCCATAAGTCAGTGGAAGGGATTGGACATGAGTCATGCCTATGCTGTGGCATCCAACATTAAGCAACGAGGATTGCAGCCAAAGAGAATCACAGAGAATGTCATCAATGATAGTGTTCTGGAGAGGATAGGCAGAGACTTGGCAGAGCTCACTGGTTTATTATTTGAAATAAATTTTACAAGAAATGGCAATAACACTATATGATGAGCCACAACCGATTGCATCAGCTGGCAATCCATTGGTTTTCACTTTCAGCAGTGATGAGACTGCACAACCAAATTTCAGCTTTATTGTTGAGGTTTATATCAACGGAAATTTGAGATTGACTCAAGAGGTTTATCGGCAATTCAATACTCTTGGAAGGATAGATGTATCTGAAGCTGTTCAGAGTACATTGTCAAGTCCATTGATTGTGGATGGCTCATTGTTGACTTTCTATGATTCAGCCATCAATGACTATTACATTATTGTTTATGAGAAGTATGGCTCACCAAATCCACAGCTTTATGATAGTGAGACAAGCTCAACCAGATATGCTATCAATGCAGCATTAAGACATCAGGACTTTATTAATTGGGATTGGTTAGATCATGCAGTATCATCCAACAATCCGAATTCTGGGAGTGGAGTCACATGGTTGACTGACTGGCCAAGAGATAGAAAGCTATATGTTGGAAATGATGAGAGGTTGTTTATGGGTATCTTAAATGGAGATCCTGGATTCTTTCAAGTTAGATTCAGATTGTATGATATAAACAACTCACTTATAGTCACACACACAGAGGCATTCTCAGCCAATCAATTCCCAGTTGTTGATGCATCTCCTCAGACAATCATTGCCAACACAGCTATCACACAAGCTAACTTTGATGATTGCTATTATTATGAATTGACTCCCAGAGGCACACAATCTGGAGGAAGTTATTCTGGAGGAGGTGAGCCATTCAATGTTTATATGGACAGAGAGTGCAAGAGATATGAGACAAGGAGATTGCATTGGTTGAATAAGTATGGTGTTTGGGATGCATTCACATTCTCATTGGTTTCAACAGATTCATCCACAGTACAATCCTATGGATATCAGAGAGAGAAAGGAGTCTGGGATGATACAAGCTACACATATCCACTTTATCAAGGTGAGAAGGTTGACTTTGCCAAGACATCAGCAGATCAGTTGGTCTTGAATTCTGACTGGATTTATGAATCTGTTCAACAATGGCTGGTAAGGAGCTTGATGGAATCACCATCAGTTTATCTTGAGGTTGAGGATGGGACAGCATTCGAGCCAGTCAAAGTAACCAACACAAGCTATCAGCTCAAGACAAGGAGGAGAGATGGCTTGATACAGGAGCAGATTACATTGGAAAGAACATACACATATAGATCACAACTTAACTAATGGCTGGAGAACTATTCATTAATGGGAGGCTTGTTGACATCAGTCAAGATGCTCCCTTTCCATTGACATTCAATATCAGTGACATCAAGGACTTGAATGCAAGGAAGGGCAATAAGTCCAAGACCATCACATTGCCAGG